CACATTCTATCCCGTAATTTATGGACTGCCTGATACAGAGGACTGGACAAAGGAAGAAAACTGGTATAAGGCAAACCCGTCACTCGGACACACCATTGATATAGAAAAGGTGAGAACTGCTTGCCTTAGAGCTATGGAGAATCCTGCAGAAGAAAACCTGTTCAGACAACTTCGACTTAACCAATGGGTAAAACAAAGTACACGTTGGATGCCTATGGAGAAGTGGGATGATTGTGATGAGATAATAGACATCAGGCTGTTGAGAGGAAGAGAATGCTATGCAGGACTTGACCTTTCCACAACACTTGACCTTACGGCTTTTGTGCTTGTGTTCCCACCAAGAAATGATAATGAGAAATACATAATCCTTCCGTATTTTTGGATACCGGAGGACAACCTTAAAAAGAGAGTAAACCGTGACCATGTTCCATATGATGTATGGGAGACACAGGGACATATCCGAACCACTCCCGGAAATGTGGTTGACTACAGATGGATAGAAGAAGATATAAAGAAAATTGCAAGCGAATTTATAATAAAAGAAATAGCATATGACCGCTACAATGCAACACAGATTATATTAAACCTTATGGACGAAGGACTGACCATGATTCCATTCGGTCAGGGATTTAAGGATATGTCACCACCTACAAAGGAGCTGTTCACACTTGTTTTGAAAAATAAAATAATTCATAATATGCATCCGGTTTTAAGATGGAACTTTGATAATGTGTGTGTTGAAACCGATGCTGCAGAAAATATAAAGCCTTCAAAGAAACGTTCAACAGAGAGAATTGACGGAGCTGTTGCAACGGTCATGGCATTGGACAGAGCTATCAGGAACATGAACCAAAATACCTCTTCCGTTTATGATGAAAGAGGTATTTTTGTGCTTTGAATTTATTCAATTGAAGAAACCGTAAGTTTTAAACCAAGTGGTTGCATGATTTTTATCAGAGTATCAAGATTTGGTGTGGTTTTGAATGATTCGATTCGTGCAACAGAGGATTGTGGGATACCGCAAATGCCTGCAAGTTCTCTTTGACTTATTCCAAGAGCTGTTCTTTGGGCAATAACGGCAGTTATAATAGCAGATAAGTTTTCTACTTCTTCAATGTCTTTTTTTGCTTCGGGGTCTATAGCCTTTACATGATCTTTATAATCATTCCATGTTCTCATAGTTAGTGCTCCTTCCTTGATAAGTAATCATCACGTTCAGATTTTGCTTTTTCAATTTCTCTACGTGGTGTTTTTTGTGTTTTCTTTTGAAAATGGTGTAGTAAAACAAAGGTATCATCTTTGAAAAAGAAATAAAATACACGATTGTTTCCGGGACGTAATTCCCATATACCATCATCAATATGTTTAGTTATGTTTTCGGGCAAGCGAGTTCCATTATCCTGTAGAAGCTGAATATATAAATTTATCTGTTTATATTGTATGCGAGCATCTTTGTTTGTTGCAGTTTTTATTCGAAGTTGCTCTAAGAAGTTCCACAGTTCAGATTCACCGTTTGCTTTTTCATAAAATTCAACAGTATACATTTTAGTATGCTCCAAACTCAATTTTTAATTACAATATAATGATAGCATAAATGCTATCAAATGTCAATAGTTAGAAAGGAATTTTTTATGAATTTATTTAAATCATTTTTTAAATCTCGTGATAAACCAAAGAACGTGGCTGTAGGAACCGGGTGGTTTCACTTGGGACGTTCCTGGGCAGGAAAGTCTGTGACCGAGCGAACTGCTTTGCAGCAGACTGCTGTATATGCCTGTGTCCGAATCATAGCAGAAACAATTGCAAGCCTGCCTCTGCATTTTTACAGATACACCGAAGAAGGTAAAGAAAAGGACTATACCCATCCGCTTTATCGGATACTCCATGACGAACCAAACCATGAGATGACTGCTTTTGTTTTCAGAGAAACAATTGTCAGTCATCTTTTGTTATGGGGAAATGCATATGCACAGATTATCCGAAATGGTAAGGGTGAAATAATGTCCTTGTATCCTCTGCTGCCTGACAGAATGACTGTTGAGAGATCTGATATCACCAATAAAATATTCTATACATATATGGATACCAAAGGTCAGATTTACAGACTGAAAGCATCAGAGGTTCTGCATATTCCGGGACTGGGGTTTGACGGACTGATTGGATATTCACCTATTGCAATGACCAAGAATGCAATAGGTCTTTCAATTGCCGCAGAAGAATTCGGTAGCAGGTTCTTTGCAAATTCTGCAAATCCAAGCGGTGTGTTGGAGCATCCGGGAGTGTTGAAGGACCCAAAGAAAATACGTGAAAGCTGGAATGAAGTATATGGCGGTTCAAGTAACTCACACCGTGTTGCGGTTTTGGAAGAAGGTGTGCGCCCAGATAGGGTGTTATTGAAAATAGAATAAAGAACTATCATTCACAATCAAGAATGAGCCGACTTGCCTAACCGAAAGGCGAAAGCTGACACGGGAACATAGCACGGCAAGAAAGCGGTAAGTTGTCTAAAGGCTAAAAGACACGACTGAACTGCAACGGCAATTAGATATGAGGTTTAACCTGGGTTTGGTGAACGTAAGGTCTGAATGTCCATTTCCAAGGGGGATTGGGAAAATAGCCTGTGACCCATTCTGTGGTTGACTGATATTACAGCCTTCAATGTCAGTATGATTGCAATAACCACAGCATAAGCAAGAGAACTTGTGTTAAAGGACCGAAAACGAAACCGACAATCTAAGTCTTAGCAATAACACTAACTGGGGATATCCTAAACGGAAATGCCATGCATATATGGCTATAACTAAATAGCAGTTTGAAAATTCCGCATGGATACGGAGCTTTCGTAGTAGTCTGAGAACGCTAATGACGTTTACATGGCGAAGGAAAGCAGCTTCTATGATTCAAAATATAAAGATGAAAGCGAGGAGAAACCTCAAAATGAATGCAACATCAGAAATTTTGGAACGAATTTATAAAAATTCAAGTGAACATAAAAATGGTATCTATACAAGATTATATAGATATTTGTTGCGTGAAGACATTTATATGCAAGCGTATAAAAATCTGTATGCAAATTCAGGTGCTGGTACTAAAGGTACTGACGATGATACAGCAGACGGATTCAGTGTTGAATATGTCAACACTATAATTGATGAACTAAAAACTCAAACATATACACCAAAGGCGGTAAGACGAATAAACATTCCGAAAGCCAATGGCAAAACAAGACCTTTAGGAATACCGTCCTTTAGGGATAAGCTATTACAAGATGCCATACGTCAAATTCTTGAGGCAATATATGAGCCTGTGTTTTCTGATAACTCACATGGTTTCCGACCAAATCGCAGTTGTCACACAGCTCTAAGTCAAATAAGCAGAAATTTCCGTTCGGTTAAATGGTTTATTGAGGGTGATATTAAAGGTTGCTTCGATAATATAGACCATAAAGTTTTACTGCAAATATTATCCGAAAAGATAAAAGACAGTAAGTTTGTAACCCTTATAGGAAAATTCTTAAAAGCTGGATATATGGAAGATTGGAAGTATCACGGAACATATAGTGGAACTCCGCAAGGAGGGATATTATCGCCTATACTTGCAAATATATATCTAAATGAATTGGATAAAAAGATTGAGGAAATAAAAAAAGCATTTAACAAAAAGGCTGAAAGAGCATACTCAAAGCCATATTGTGAAAAGAATATGGAAATAAGACGTGTGGAACAGAAAATACAGAAAGCTGATAATCAGCAAATTAAAGAAGAGTTAATAAAAAAGGTTCATCAATTAAAAGTAGAACGCAGAAAATTACCATATAAAGACGCAACGGATAAAAAGCTCGCTTATGTTCGTTATGCTGATGATTTTATTATCGGAATAAGTGGAACAAAAGAGGAAGCAGAGAAAATCAAATGTGAACTAAAAGAGTTTATATCAACAATCCTAAACCTTGAACTGAGCGAAGAAAAAACAAAAATTACTCATAGTTCAGAAAATGCAAGATTTTTAGGCTACGATATAAATGTACGTAGAAATAACGATAGTAAACGCAAGGCAAATGGAACTATTCAAAGAACGCTGAACAATTCGGTGGAAATGCTTATTCCTTTTGAAAAAATAGAGAAATTCATGTTTGATAGGAAAATCATAAAACAAAAACCTGATGGTACAATAATTCCATGGCAAAGACTTGCTATGAGCGGACTATCAGATTTAGAAGTAATAGATACCTATAATTCACAGACAAGAGGTATTTGCAATTATTACAGCTTAGCAAGCAACTTTGGAAAGTTAAATTATTTCACATATTTAATGGAATACAGTTGCTTAAAAACCCTTGCACATATACATAAATGCAGAATATCCCATATAAAAAAGAAATTTCAATGTGGTAAATCATGGGGTGTGCCTTATGAAACAAAGACAGAACGGAAAAGAATGATGATTATCAGATATTCTGATTTGTCAAGGAAAACAGCGTACACCTATGATGTAGATAAAATACAAAATCACGCTCATTATACCAACTCAAACTCACTTGAAAATAGACTAAAAGCAAGTAAGTGCGAGCTTTGTGGAAGAGATGATAATAACACATCATATGAAATGCATCATATAAACAAACTGAAAAATCTTAAAGGGAAAGAACAATGGGAAAAAGCTATGATTGCAAGAAAACGCAAAACCTTGGTTGTCTGTAAAGAATGTCACAAGAAAATACACCATTCGTCATAAATAGAAGTGGAGAGCCGTGTACATTGAGAAGTGTAAGCACGGTTCGGAGAGAGGGTTGTACAAACCTATCTCAGTAATGAGAAAAGGCGGTACTTTCCTACTCTACTTAACATTCAAACCAATATCAATACCACCAAACGATGCACAGTTCTTGGAAACAAGGAAGTTTCAGATAAACGAAATATGCAGAATTTTCAGAGTTCCTCCGCATATGGTGGCTGACCTTGAGAAGTCATCCTTTTCAAATATTGAACAGCAGAGCCTTGACTTTATTGTAAATACCATCCGACCATGGCTTATACGCATTGAACAGAGCATCTGTCAGAAGCTGTTACTTCAAGATGAGAAAGGTGTGTTTTTTGCAAAATTTAATGTAAACGGAATGCTCAGAGGTGACTTCACAAGCCGTATGAACGGCTATGCAATAGCCCGTCAGAATGGGTGGATGAATGTTGATGAAATACGAGAGCTTGAGGATATGAATAAACTCCCTAAAGGTATGGGCGGTGACAGGTATTTATGCAACGGTAACTTTGTTGACTTGGCTCACGCCGGTTCGTGGGCACAAAATAATGAGGGAAATACACAAGAGGATAAAGAAGAAGGTGAAAAGTTAAATGAATAAGTTTTGGAAATTTAAAACAGTTAAAAATAAAGCGGAAACCGAAGAAGAGGAAGAAGTGTTGGAAAACGTCCTTGTACTAAACGGTGCGATTGCAGATGAATCATGGTGGGGTGATGAAGTTACTCCTGCAATGTTTAAGGATGAGCTGTCAAATTACAAGGGTGACTTGACGGTTTGGATAAATTCACCCGGTGGTGATGTCTTTGCCGCAAATGAGATATATAACGCTTTGAAAGAACACAAGGGTAAGATTACAGTTAAGATTGACAGCCTTGCTGCATCTGCAGCCTCTGTTATTGCAATGGCAGGGGATATGGTATATATGTCACCTGTATCCATGTTTATGTGCCATAACCCAAGCATGATGCTCTATGGTGAAGTGTCAGAGCTTGAACAGGGTATTGAGTTCTTAAACGAGGTTAAGGAATGCATCATAAATGCATATCAAAACAAAACCGGACTCTCCCGTGCAAAAATATCTAAAATGATGGATGCAGAAACCTGGCTTAATGCTAAAGCTGCACTTGAGTTGGGGTTCTGCGATAAAATCCTTTATTCGGAGGATGCAAAAGAGGAAAAAGAAGAGGAGGAAGATGTTGTATTTGATAAAACATCTATGGTTACAAATACAGTTGCAGCTATGAAAAAAAGGCTCAAAAGTATAGAAAAAGAACCAACCGGAACAGATATTTCACAGTTGGAAACAAGACTGAATTTAATAAAGTAATAGAAAGGATGGATTTACTATGAGTAAAGCAATTGAATTAAGACAGAAAAGAGCAGAGCTTTGGGAAAAGGCAAAGCTGTTTTTAGACAATGCAAAGCGTAACGGTGACACAATGTCGGCAGAGGATACTGCTACATATGAAAATATGGAAAAGGAAATTGTAGCACTTGGAAAAGAGATAGGGATAATTGAGAGACGTGAGGCACTTGACCTTGAGATGTCAAACCCTACATCAAAGCCCATTGCAAACACACCTGCAAAACCGGGAACTGAAAAAACAGGCAGAGCAACAGATGAATACAAGAAAGCTTTCTGGACTGCTATGCAGAATAAGACTCCGCACTATGATGTCTTAAATGCCTTACAAATCGGCACAGACTCAGAGGGCGGTTTTTTAGTGCCTGACGAATTTGAGAATAAGCTCATTGACAGGCTTCAGGAAGAAAATATTATCCGCTCACTTGCCACCATTATCTTATCATCAAGCGGTGATAAGAAGATACCTGTTGTGGCAGGACATGGTGAGGCTGTATGGACAGATGAAGAGGCGGCATTTACAGAATCAGATGATTCGTTTGGTGTAATCACACTCGGTGCTCATAAGCTCTCATCAATCATAAAGGTTTCTGAAGAACTTTTAAATGATGCTGCTTTTGATATTGAAGGATACATATCAAATGAGTTTGTAAGAAGAATGGCGGCTGCAGAAGAAAATGCGTTCATAAACGGTGACGGAACCGGCAGACCTACAGGACTCATAAATACAGCTGAGATTGGCAAAAAAGCAACTGCCTCAAATGCAATAACCACAGATGAGATTATAGACCTCTATCATAGTCTTCGTTCACCATACAGAAAGAAGGCTGTATTTATTGCCAATGACTCTACCATAAAAGCTATCCGTCAGCTTAAGGATGAAAACGGAATCTATCTGTGGCAGCCGGGACTGAAGGAAGGACAGCCTGATACCTTGATTGGAAATAAGGTGTATGCATCAAGCTATATGCCGGAAATCGGAACAGGCAAGAAACCTCTTGTATTCGGTGACTTGTCATACTACTGGATAGCTGACCGTCAGGGTAGAATATTCCAGAGATTAAATGAGCTTTATGCAGCAACAGGTCAGATAGGATTCAGAACCTATCAGAGAGTGGACGGAAAGCTGACACTTCCTGAAGCGGTTAAGACTTTACAGTGTGCATCGTAAAATGCATACATAAAAACGGAGGTATACAATGAAGATAAAAATAAAGGTAACCTGTGCAGGATATGATTTTGCCTACACAAAAGGTCAGATTGTTGATGCTGAAAAAGATGTGGCAGTTGCTTTAATAAAGGCAGGGTATGCAGAAGAAATAAAATCAAAAGAAAGTGTAAAGAAAGATGCTGACAATTGATTATGTAAAAGAATTTATGCGGATTGACACAGATGAGGAGGACGGATATTTATCTGTCCTTCTCATTTTAGCGAAGGAATTATGCGAAAACTATCTACGTACAAATCTTCCAAAAGAAAGTGAATCTGTAAAACAAGCACAGCTTTTAATCATTTCACATTTTTACGAAAACAGGAACGGAACACCGATTCCGGATACTGTATACAGACTCTTGGATGCTTACCGGAAAGAGGTGTTCTGATGAACTTTTCAAAGTTACGTCACAGGGTAATATTTCTGTCTCCAACATATATGGATGTAAATTCTATGCATGAGACCGTACCAAGATATACACCATACCATCCTGCAAAAAAGATAAGCAAAAATGATGTTTATCTTTCTTATGATAAGGATAACAATGCCGTGCTGATATATTCAGATGGAAAAACATACGAAGGAAAAAGAGCCATAAAGGAATTTTCAGTTGCGGCATTTGTTACACCTATGTCGGGGAGAGAGTATGAAGAGAGTCAGAAGATAAGGGCAGAAACTACATACAAAATATTTACACGGTACTTTACGGGCATAACTTCTGATATGCGGATACTGTATAACAAAAAAGAGTTTGAAATTGTGTCGGTTCTTGACCTTAATGAACGCCATGAGGAACTGCAGATTGTTGCAGCAGAAAAGGGAAAAATAACACAAAAGACAGGTGATTGAAATGGCAAACGATGACGGAACATTCGGATTCGATGAGCTTCAAAAAGCATTTAGCCGGATAGAAAAGAAATACCCCGATAAAGTGGATGCTATGCTCGCTGCTCAAGGAAGGCTTGTAACCAACAGAACGAAATCCAAAACACCTGTCGGGAAAACTAAAAAGTTAAAATCCTCATGGAGAATGAAGAAACCAAAGATGTACGGGAAAACGAGAGTTGTAAGAGTTCAGTCAGAAGCTCCTCATGCACACCTTGTAGAAGACGGTCATGAAATTGTCAGAGGCGGTAAGACAAGGGTGAACGGCAGAAAATTAAATGTGGTTGAGAGAGGTGTCCGTGGTATTAAATCCGGCGGACGTGTTGAGGGTAAAAAGATGCTTGAACAAAGCTTTAAGGACATGGAGGCGAGCTTTAGCAAGTCGGCAGAGAAGTTATTATCCGATTTAACAAGCGAGGTTGAGTTATGATACAGATAAAAGATATAGAAGAAGCAGTTGCAAAAAAGCTTACTGTAAACAATTTTTTAGCAGTTGCATCTGAAGTAAAGGAAGGCTTTCCAAAGCCTTCCTGTTTTATTGAAGTGTTACCGGTGGGTGTTGAGGTTCAGAATCAGTTTTCAGAGCTTGTAACACTTAGTGTTGAAATTACATATATACCTGAAATTGAAACAAAGGAAGAGCTGATTGAAAGGGCAGAAGAATTTAAACAGATATTCTTGTATTCTTCATTGCAGGTAAAGGACAGATTCCTTTCCTTAAATGAGATAATATTTGATATAGATAAATTAAGTCTTATCACATATTTTGAATTGGAATTCATACAGGAAACGGTAACGAAAACAGCAGAACTTCCAAAGATGGAAAATTTACATGAAAGAGTGGTGAAAGATAACAGTGGGACTTCCGAAAATACTAATTGAATTTAAAACCTTAGCTGAAACTTTAATCACAAGAAGCGAGCGAGGTATAGTTGCAGTTATTTTAAAGGATAACAGCAATGCATCACTAACACATACATATGGCAGTGAATCGGAGATTACAAAAAGCCATTATACGGCTGCAAATTTAAATCTCTTATCGCTTGCCTTTTTAGGTACACCTGCAAAGGTGATTGTAGAAAGAGTCGGAACGGACGGAACGATAGATGAGGCACTTGAAAGATTGAAAAATAAAAAGTGGTCATACTTGGCTGTTCCGGGTATTGTCGATGAAGAGCTTGATACTGTGGTAAATTTCATAAAGGAACAAAGGTCAACGTATCATAAAAGCTTTAAAGCAATACTTCCGAATGTTGCAGCAGATAATGAGGGAATCATAAACTTTGCAACCGATAATATAAAGGCAGGGGGTAAGACCTATACAACTGCAGAATTCTCAATGCGAATTGCAGGAATATTAGCAGGATTGCCTATTAACAGAAGTGCTACATATTACACCTTGCCTGAGGTCGAGAGCATACAAGAGAGTGAAACACCGGACACCGATGTTGATAACGGAAAGCTTATCTTGATAAATGACGGTACAAAGATAAAGATTGCAAGGGGTGTAAACTCACTTACAACTACAACCGAAATAAAAGGCGATGATTTTAAGAAG